CCCCCTTATATCGGGCCAAGCCCGGTTTAGGTGGTCAATGCGTCGAGCATGGCGGCAAAGGATTCCGTCCGCCGAACCGCAATATCCGTGTCCAGGAAAGCGACAACGCGAACCGCGCCGGACTTGCCAAGGGTATAGGGGTCAACGGTAAGGTCAATGGTTCCCCAATTTCCAATGATAAGATCGGCCCAATTCCCGAAAATGATAGCGGAACAGACGGCGCCGGAGCTAGCCTTTACCAGATTGGACGGAACCTGGTTAGTGACATAGGCCGGATAGCCGTTAACCATGCCGACCCCGGGACGGTCGCCCTTTGTCCAAAGGAATCCGGCCATGGTGGCGGTAGCATGTTCCGGCACTTGTTTCATTTTGCCGCGGGCCTTGGCGTTGGTCAAATACGCAAGGGCGCCCATATCCGCATTGTCAACGGACACTTCCGTTTCAAGGCCGACAAGGTGACTAAAGGCGGGGGCAAGCCCGTTGGTCCCGCCGGCAACCGACCCAATTCCGCTTGTGTAGATAATTCCAAGCGGGGCGCCGCCGGTTCCGGGTCCGCAAATGCCGGCCGCGTCCTGCGCTAGCGCCAGGACCGCGGAAAGGTCATTACGGGCAAAGGATTCGGCCTCAATGGACGTTTGCTTTACAAACTTCCGCGAAAGGTCCATATAAGCCCCGACCGTTTTTGGGGCCAACGCAACCTGTCCGGTTGTCGGCGTGCTGCCGGTAACGTCGATATTTTCATTTACCCAATACGCCGTGGCGCCGCCGGTCTGCTTAGGAACGGCAAGGTCCCCGGTAAGGCCGCCCAAAACGCGGGCGCCAAGCTGTACCAGGACCATGCGGGCGCGCAAAAGGTCGATAAAGCTAGCGGAATCAAGGTTTGTCGCCTTGAAAGCACCGCCCGCCGAATCGGTCCCGACCAACATTGCCCGTTCCTTGGGGCCGGTTCGGATGCTCCGGGCCTCAAGAACGTCCAGCGGAATATATGACCCCTTGGGGGTTTTCCGCATGGCGCCGGCTACCGCCCGGGAACATTCAAATTCAAAGGCCGCGGATTCCTGGGCGGAACGGTCGGACGGGTTGGAAAGGGCGTCCACAAGGCGCAAAATGGAAAAGCGGCCAACGTCCCGGTCGGTAAGCCCGATAATCGGGCTATCATTAACGACCGAAAGCGAAAGGCCGGGATTGCGGGCCTCAAGAATCGCGGCGGACAATTCCGCCGGGGACCTGCCGGTTTCCACGAAACGGGCGGCAAGCTCAATTTCCCCATGCCGGCGGCCCATTGCCAGCATTTCCGCGGCCCGGTTGTCCGGGGCCGCAACCGTAACGGCAGGGACGGGCGGCACGGCGGCGCCGCCGGCCGGGGCGCCCTCTGTCGGCGCGTCAAAACGTCGGGTCATGGTTTCCGACCTTTCGGGTTCGGGTGTTTCAATTTCAATCGTGGTTGTTTCGTCCGCGGACCGTCCCGGGCCAACGGAAATGTCGGCAGGAATTGCGACCGTGCTACCCTCAAGCGGTTCCCAATCCGTTACCCTGTAACGGCTAACCGTTTGGTCGGCATGGCCGGTTTGTTCCTCTAGCCGCATTCCATGGACCGCATAGGCCAGCGATACGTTGGGGCGGATTCCGGTAATAATGTCGTTCCAGATTTCGCGGGCGCGGGGACTATCCCCGAACCTTACCCGCACCCAAAGGCGCCGCGCCTCTAGGTATGCCCGTTCAATAACCCCCACAAGGTCACGCGTGTCGTGGTCAACCAGAAACGGGGCGCCGGCCTGGAACCGGTCAAGGCGGACCGCTCCCGCGGAATGGTCCAGAATTTCAACCCCGAACCACCGTTCAACATCCTCTGTTTCCGATGCTATAGCGAATTCCAAAACCCGCTTTTCCTCTGCATCGGGCGCCGCGGCTTCCCGGCATACGTTTTCGGCGCCGACGATAATTGCCCGCTGGAATTTACGGCTTACCGTCAAAGTCTTTTTTTCCATGGCGGTTAGTCCTGTTCCGGTGTTTCGGTTCCGTCCTCTGAAACGTCCCCCGGTTCCGCGCCGTCCCCGACCGTGGCAATAGGTCCCGCGGCCGGGGCGGCGCTAGCCGGCGGGGCGCCCGCGGCCGGGGCGGCGGCGGTATCCAAAACGGGGGTTAGCCCAAGGCGTTTCATTTCGGCCTTATCCCTGGCAAGCTGTTGCCAAACTTCGTCCGGGTCCCGTCCCGATTCCAACATTACGTCGGTGTAAGAGGCAAAGCAAGCGTTGACCATAGAACGGTTGGCATTTGTTTCTTTTTCGGGGTCAATGTAAGGCCACCGCTTAGGAAGCCACATAACGGACCTATATTTTTCTACCCGTTCCGACTTTAGCGGCTTTCCAGAAACCAGAAGCGTTCCCTGCAAAAGCTGAACATCCAACCATTCCCGATATATCCGGTTACAAAATGCGGCAATAAACCAATTTTGTACCGCTTGCCAATTCTGCCTTTCCTCTACAACGCCATGACGAATGCTGGAAAAGTTAACGCCCTCGAGGTCTTGGGCCAGGCTATTGTAAGAAACACCCGCGCCCGCGGCTATGCCCCTCAAAATGGACTTATGGAACCCGGGGTATTCGTTATTAGGATAGGCCGGGTCCCATGTTTTAAAGTCCGTGCCTTCCGGCAATTGCTCGAATTCCCCGGGGTTAGCCGCGTCCAGGACTATATTGCCTTCCGAATCTACGCCGTCCCCCTGGTAATCCGATCCTGTCGGCGTAATGAAAAAACCCATTTTGCTAGCGCCCAACCGGGCATTGGTTAATGCCGCTTCCTCTAGCCCGTCCAACATTCCCATACGGGCCAAAGGCGTGCTTAACCAGGGCAACCCGCGTTTTTGCCCGGTATGTTCCGTAATGAATAGGTGGATTATATTCTTGGCCTCAACCCTGATATAACCCGGTTCAGAGGTCAAGATATGGTAGGCCACCGGGCGGTTGTATGGGCTGTATTCAATGCCAAATTTAATGTAATTCCCATTGGATAGGACTTGGCTAAAGTTTATGTCCAAAAGCCCGGGGTCCAGAAATTGCAACGCGAACCCCGCGGAATTCCCGGCGGCTTCCCCAAATACGAAAGCGCAAAGGCACTCGCCGTCTTTTGCAACTTCTGCAACGGCATGGCGTTGCGCGTCCGCCCATGAAAAGCGGCCTTCAATATCGCAAGAACCGAATTCACCCCAAGATTTCCAAGCCCGTTCCACCGATTTAATAGCCCCCATGTCCGGGGCGCCGGCCCCGGTCGGACCGTCCCGGAACCGGGCTTGCAATCGAATTCCCATAGGTCCAGCAACATTGTTGCGAACCATGCGAATAAAGGACCGCCCATAATCGGAATTGATTACAACGTCCCTGGACCGCGCCCGCAAAACAAGGGCTTCCCGGGCCGTTAGGGTGTCGATAGATTCCGGGGCCTTTGTCCAGGAATGGGTTAAATTCGATTCCTTAGCCGCTGCGTACCCGCGGGAGCCGCCAACGCGGACCGTAACGGCCCGCGCCGGCTGGCCGGCGGCGGCCGCCCCGGCGGCTTGCCGCGCCCCGGCTACCGGCCCCCCGGAGAGTGAAGGGGCCAGCGGGGCGGGCGGGGCGGCGGGCGCCGGCCGGGGCGGCATGGCCGGATAAAAGGGGTTTGCCGTCCGGGGAATGAATGCTTTACGTTCCGGCATAGTTAAAACCTTACCCGGATTTTGGACCCCGAACCCAAGCCGGCGGCAAGGCGGTCCGCCTTGTCCAGCCTGGCGCATTCCCGGCGATAGAATTCCCGCCATTTGGTTAATTCCTCTGGCCCCATGCGGGAAATGGACCTATCGCCAATGGCGTATGCGGCTTGGTCCCCCTGTAGGGCCTTGCCCTTAATCATTGCCTCAATAGCGTCAAGAATTTGTTTGGCGTCCGGGCGGGCGTCCATGCCGCCGGTTGCCAATGCGAAGTTGGCGACAATCGTAATCGCCCCGGCCCCCGCGTCATAGCGGACCCCGGACGCCGTAAGGTAGGCTTGCCAGCGGTATTCGCCCGCGGCATAAGCCGCGGTTGTGGCGGTCGGCAGAGTGACCAACCAACCGCCGTCCCCGCCGTTAACGACAACCGCACCGGAAATGGAAATAAGGGTCCCGGTTTTTACCAGGGCATATGTAAGGGTATACGTTGCCGGGCTATATCCCTCAACGTATTTATGCCAAATAACCGTGTTCCCGGCAATGATTTTAGCGGGTTCGATTACAAGCGTTTCGGACATTGGCGCCCCCTGTTGCTATATTACATAGCACCGCGGGCGCGCCGTTGCTAGCGAATTCTTGAACGGCGGGCTTTATTTTTTCCCCCAACCGCGGACGAACCCGCGGCCGCGGCCAGGGCGGGCCGGCGCCCGCCGATTTTCTGGCCGTTCCGTAGTTTTCTCCGGTTCAGGGTCAACGGCTTTTGCCCGTTCCAGCTTGCGGCGGATAACGTCAAGGCGCGGACTTAATATGTAATAAGCGGCAACTGCATATTGGCGGCAATCAAGGGCCTCATTCCTGGCCCTTGTCTTTACCCATATCGGACGCGGGAACCCGCGGAAATATTTAGTTACCCGCTTTTCCGCGGTTAGTTGCTTAAAATATTCCTCACCGTATGCCCCGCCTATCGGGAAATGGCAATAGCCTGGCCCTGGTTCCTCAATCGCCAAACGGGACATAATCAATAGTTTGGTTTCGTAACCGCCGACCGAAAAAAGCGGGACGGGCCGGCGGGCGCGGCCGGTTCTCTTTTGCGCTGGCGCCGACACTATCGGGCGGCCAACCCCCTCTGTACCCTTGAGGCAGAAAACGCGGCCCGTCGAATGGCGGGCCTTGCAATAGGCGTATACCCGTTCCGTTTTGTGGCCGGAATCTACGCCGACCCCGGCAATCCGTAGCCGCTCCCCATCCGGTCCGGTAAACGTAGCCTCTAGCATTTCGTCCAGCTTGTTCCAGGGAACGTCCGTATCCGGGTCCCCATAGAAAACATCATACCGGACGCCCCAAGTCTGTTCCGCTTCGCCCCATGCTACGGTTTCCATTTCTAGTCTATCGTCCTGTACGTCAACGCCAGCGGTTAAAACAAGGGCTTCCGCGGGCAATTCGGCCGCATACTTTTCCCGCCTTGCAAAGAGATTTTCAGGGGCTAGTTGCTTCCCGCTTTCTTCCCATGTTTCCGCTAGAACCGTATTGGTAAAGGTCTTTAACGCCTCTTGGCCCTTTTTCTTGGCGGCCAAAAAGTCCGTAGCCGCGTCCCCCCAACCGTACCAACCCAAGGGGCTATATAATGCCGATAGGTGATAGCCAACGTACCCGGGGCGGCCCTCTTGAGTAGGGCGCCAGATACCGGCGGCCAGTAATTCCGGCTTTCGCCGTTCCTCAATTGCCCCGGTACATGATTCGCAAATCATTACCGCGGAACCCGGGGACCCTTCCGGCCATTCTATTTTGCCCCAAGTAATCGTTTGGTAAACCCCGCAATGCGGGCATGGAATATAGAAAAACCGCCGGTCGGTTTCGTCCATAAGGTTTTCAATTGTGGACGCCCCTTTTATGGTCGGCGTCGATATGATAAAGACCTTTCGGCTTGCGCTGTATGTTGCGGTTCGGCGCATTGCAAGGTCAATCGGGTCCCCTTCCCCCTCAATATCTTTTTCGTAGGCGTCAACTTCGTCCAGGAATAGGAACCTAACCGGCGTAGAACGTAGGCCCGCCGCTGAATTGGACCCGGTTATAACCAGGATTCCGCCGGCAAACTCTTTGATAAGCATGGTATTGCCGCTATCGCGGGACCGCGCCGGCTTGACCCGCTCCCGCAATAGCGGGCAATCGTCTATCATTGGGCCAATACGTTGTTTGCTTGTCCGCTTGGCAACGTCTAATGACGGCAAAACGTACATAGCCGGGCCGGGGACTTGGGCCATGATATACGCTAGCCAATTAAGGCCGATTTCGGACCC